GATCCTTTAACCTTAACCATAGTTTCATTTACCATTTCGGCTTCATTAAGAACATCTGAGGTATGAGCTAAAAATACTACATTCTTGGTAGATTTAGCCACTATCTGAGACATCAGTATTTTCATATATTGTGCGTATTGCCCCCATGCCTGCATTGTATTCGTTGAATTCAGTACCTTAGTACTTTCATACATATCCATTAGATATGTAAGACTATCAATAGCGATAGTATGTACATCTTTCATTTTTTCGGCTTCGGCAAATGCCTGGTATACCTGATCTGGATCAGTAACTGTAAGTTCTTTGAATTTACTTTTGAACGGTAACTTCTTACCATTTTCACAATTCAAATACATAACTCCTTCAGGTTTATTCATATCCAGTAAACTAGCACTTTTACCAGAACTAGATTTACCTGAGACTAATACTAGATGATTGTTATTCATTTTACTCCTCGTTTTTGAAATTCCTTGCTGATTGATTTAATTGTACTATTCCTAAATTGATCTTCAAGTAGTGGTGTTTCCAAGGAATTGTTAAAAGTTTCTAACTTTTCTACTATGTCACCCAATGCCATATTAGCATCTATCATGACCATTCCGTATCGATATAGATGATTAGCTCTATTACCTTTAGTTGTGTGAGCCATGAACCACCTTTCAATATTATCTACTCCAGTAGCGCTGATTTGTGCTTTTGTTTCGTCAGATCGTTTAGTTTCTGGAATAAACATAGTGGCATCAATAGTAGTTCCATGATTATATTCATAGTGTCCTGGATATGATTCCCATTTTCTAGAAATATCTTTAGCAGCTTCGTCTACAGGAAATGGTAACCATTCAAATACATTCTCCATAAATCTAGAATAATCTCTGGTTGTTAATTTAATTCTGTGTGAGATAGGTAAAATAAGTCTAAATCTATTTAGTTCTTCTGTATGTCGTTTAGTAGTAGAAATTAGAAAGGTGTAGTCTTCTAATAGTACTTTGACTATAGATATACTTACGTCTCCATCACAATCTAGAATAAGTAGATCAAATCCTGGGATAACATTCTCACTTTTACGGTGTCCATTAACAAATGCATGAGCAGTATAGTGATACCCATCTGCAGTAGTTAATTTATGTAATTGATCAAATGGAGGTTTTATATCCGGTACTGCAAAGTTATATGCAATATCCTTACTAATTGATACTGTTAGACTGTTTAAATCAGTTTCTAGAAGTGTTTCACCTAAAAAGAACTCGATATCATCTAGTACTCGTTTTTTGATGATAATGTTGTTTCTATACCCAAAAGACATGGCTAAAGTCATTAGATCCTTTCTTTGAGCCTCTGATCCTTTGTAGAATGGTAGTTCTTCCATTAACTCATGGTGAGTTACCTCATTGTCACAATCTGCCAAATAATGAGCTAAACGCTCATATGGGCCTTGTTTACGCATTAATGTGTGAAATGCCTCTCCTGAATCCTCAACTATGCTAATTGCATAATCTAGATGATCTTGAGTGATTTCAGTAGAATTATCTGCAAAAGTATAGGCTCCAGCTAGCTTAATAGCTTTATAGTATCGATGAATCATTTCAGCTTTATGTATGCTCATATGGTCTTTCATATCATCAGCTGCTGCTTCGCACTTCATTTGATATTGTATTAAGTAAATAGAATTAGCTTCTGATATTTGTAGTACTGGGTTAAACGGTCTCTTAGCAAAATTAGTAAATGTTTGTTGAATTGCTAACATATCTTTGGCTAAATTGGCATCTACCATTTGTTGGTAGCGTTCCTGTGCTGATGCGTATTTAGTTCGATTACTATCTACTGTATAACCAAACAATAATCGTCTAGCATATCCAGTTTCCAGGAATTGTCTAAATTCTTCTTCAACTCTTCCACCATCTAGAAGCTTGGTAGGTGTACCAAACATCATTAAATTTGTAGGTGTATTCCCTGGTAGTTCTTCTGATCTGATATTTTCTACTGTATTTTTAATAAGCTTTTGTTTTACTAAACCTACATCATAGAGTTCAAGAAATACATTTAATACATCTGTATTAGCGGATATATGTGATCCAACTTCATCTAACTCTAAGTTCATAGAACCTGCAGAAGCTAGTAGTAGTTTTTCTCGCATTTGTTTAACAGCTGGAGCAGTCCCGCTGTCAAAACTAAAAGCTAGTTCTCCTAAACGATCAAAATGTCTTTGAAATTTATCAAGTTGAATTTCGTATTCTTCGTTTAAAGGTAGAATACTTTGACCAATATTAATCCTAGCCTGACTTCTTTCTTGAGCTAAAATTTGAATATTTTCTTCAGCTTTTCTAGGGAATATATTATTCAGAAATTCTTTCTTGAAGTGAGCTACGAACTCACGTTCTAGAATATTAGTAGAGTGCCCCTTACCTGTTCCTGATACCATCAGATTTAATACATAAGTATTAACCGGAATTACATCTCTATCATTTGTTTGTATGTTACATCGCATCATGGAGGCTACTTTAGATAAGTAGTATCCAGTAAGAATGCGAAAAAAATGTCGATTATCATTGTTGACTTTGCGAACAAGGATATCGACTATCTTTTCAGAAAACGGATGGTATTTTTTCATATTTATTCCTCTTCCTCAAAATGAACACAACCATAATATGGGCCTGTATAAATGCCCCCTTCCCAACCATCCTCAGACATTGTTCCAACGCCAGCTTCCCAACCGTTAATTGTCTTCAGACACATCCCCATTTTATTATTAGGTTCTTTCCAATATTTACAATTATCACAATATCCCACGTCCATTTTTATATGTTCTGTTGGATCATGTTCTTTTGCCAAGGTATATCTCCTTATTTAGTTTTATACATTTCATGTTTATCAGTACATACAGTACTCTTGTCCTTTACCGTTTCTCTGGCTCTTTCACAGTCATATTTATTATTATAAGTCATATGATAATAGTGTGGTTTCATGTCAAACCAGGATGGTTCATATGTAAACATACCAAATGCTAATCCTGCTACTAAGATTAATACAGTCATTACTTGTCTCCTTTTTATATTATGTACCGACTTCCAATCCATAAACCGATATAAAATATAGTCATAGCTACAATGCCATAAATTGCAAATATTGCTAACATGTCATACCAATCCGGTAAGTTAGAAACTGAGTATGTGGTTGATTGTGTTCCTTGTCTTATGTTTAACAGAAGGGTTAATTTATCACTGTTGTCACAAGAGTTAAGTGCCTCCATCTGAGCCCCCTTTTCCTATCTCTTCAATAAAATCTAAAGCTACTTCAATTAAAATTGAATCTTCTTTACCGTCTATAGAATCATTCACTACTTGTTCTAATACATGACGTATGTACTCTATCTTTTTCTGTTTATTCAGAGCCATCTTCCTCCTTCTCAATATGTTGAGTAACTAGTTTGATATAACCATCAGTAGGTACGAGATCTACAATACCTTTTTGACTAGCTTGACCTAGAGTAGAGATCCATAATGAAGCATTAATCTGCATAATGTGATCTTTATAGAATTCATCAAAATGATCTGCAGTTATAAATGATTTTCCTATACAGTCTTCACATTCTTTAAGAAATTTAGCAACAGTAATTGGTTCTTCAGTTGGTTCAAATGCTAAATCGGTGTGGTACCCGAAATAGCTGTGGGATCTACCGGGATAATGTTTGTCAGTTATTTTTACTAGTAATCCAACTCGCTCTTTTTGTAATGCTTTGATTAAACCACTTAGGGACATTTGATATTTCCCATGTTGTTTAAATCTAGATATGCCTCTTGTTACGTCTTCAAATTCTTTATTCATAAAATTCTCCTCTAAAAATTACGCCCTTGGGTGGCTTCGAACCACCAACTTTCCGTATCTTCCTGGGAAGATTACACGTCTGCTTTACCAGTTAAGCTACAAGGGCTCGTTGTCTTCAATACCTAATTTTTTACGGATTATTCTAAGACCTTCTTTTGGTATGTATCCCTCCCTTGGTTCTAACTTATCTGGACATTTATTCTCGGCATGTAGTCCTTTAATTATACCACTTTCTTTAAGGTAGTCTTGAAATATATCTTTGAATATAATGTCAATCATATCCATATACCTATCTTGATCGTAATGTTTAAGAACTATGTTTTTAATTGTTTGTTGACAAAAAAGAATATCTTGTTGTAGTTTTTCTACACTCATTTTATCTCCTTAAATATGAATGGCGGATAGTGAGCTACGCAGGTGTATCGCTATCGCTTTAATGACCCATAGGCCTAGGACTCGCTCTCGGCCAACCAATTTAAATAACCTCGGAAGTTACCAGTACACGCTAGAGCTTCCGTTAATAGCATTCTCATCATGCTCTATTCTAGTTTCTACTGTGACAGTAGACTGAATCTCCCGGCATGGTGTACTTGTCCCAGCTAACAGGTTAGTAAGGGTTACCTTCCTAGTCTCGTTGACGACCTCGGACTAGCCAAGTAGTGGTACCATCCAGATAGTTCAAGTAGTTACTTGGGTTGATATAATCAACGTACGTGTATCAATACACTCAAGGTATCCTAAACCACTGCTTTAAGCATCAAACGATGCCTGATAATTGTGGAATTCGCCTGGTCTCCTTAAGGTAACCCTTAAATAAAGTAAGAGGAGTAGCAATGTACGGTCCACAATGCGCACCTTCAAGCCACAGACTATACATTGCTCAACAATCTTAAGATTTAACCGCCTCCACTTTCGGCTTCGCAGGCCATAAACCCTTTACTTCCAGAGAATCTGTTTTACAGGGTACGGAGCGACCGCCACTCCCAACTCCTACGGGTTAAGCTTCTAAGGCTCCTCGTTAAGACTATTGTTCCTCTTTTTTTCTGATTTAAAACGATTCCATGTATTCCTTTCAGTAGTAGACAAGCACCAATTCTTTTTATTCTTTTCGTTATAAAGATTTATAGCTTGTTTTTGAGATATTTCTTCTTTTAGTAGTCCATTATTATCGTAGATTTTAATTCCGCAAATCATAATACTAATCTCCCGTTTGCTAACATAGTTTCAGCTTGGGTACACACACCAACAACTGAACAATAACGGCATGCTTTAACTTCTCCTGGGATTGTTTTGATTACCCCAACATCACCATCATTAGATTTACGAATTAATGCTTCATCCATAGTGTCGAAATTTTTAGTAGACCTATCTAACTTATTAGGATTTTTATAATATTTATACTTTGTCTCTGAAGCCCAAAGCTCTTCTTTAGTACACTCTGGTAGTTCTTCTTGTGGAGCATTGGCTAGAACTTTATAGTGCTCTATCTTGTTCATGATCCAATTTTCAGTTTCTTCAATACTCCATAGAGGATATTTTTTAGTTATTGTTTTAATTTGAGGATAGGATTTTGTATCCATTCTAGCTTTAGCAGCTGACCAATCTGTGAATATATAATTGATATTAATATAATCACTGGTAATTTTATCTGGGCTTAGCCATTTATAAATACTGCCTTGTTTTATATAACTATCAGAAAAACTATCAAAAATATAAGTCCAGACACTTGTAGATTTATAATCATTAAGTGTTCCGTCCAGGACTAAATCATATTTACCTGAAATAACGAAATCTATAATTTCTTTCTCTACACGTTGTTCTACATATACTGGAGTTTCACCTGGTTTTACAAATGCTGGATTAATTCTAATATTATTAATAGCATCTTCAGATGCTCCTGATACTGTTAAAGCTCTTTTAACATTTTCAAGATCTGTCCA